TAAAGTATACTATGGATATTGTGTATGTATATTGTATGCATACTACATAGATGATATTATTGGTATTTTTGGTGTGGTTTGGTGTGTGTATATATATATGTTGCAATGTCCCGCTTTTGCCGTCTGTGCATGTGTGTGCGTATGTGTGGATAATTGTGTTTGTGTTTATTCTTATACGTACCACACCATTGGAGGTGTTTTTTGTATATTTACTATTTTTTGTATTGCCCATGTGGTTGTTGCATAGACTGGCAATGGATATAATATAGTACTGTATATGTATGTGCATTGTGCATAACTACTGTACATAGCTTTTTATATTTTTTTTTGTTACTAATAAACATGGTTTCCCACCGTGCTGCCAGGCGTAAGCGTGCATCTGCAACTGACCTATATAGAACCTGTAAACAATCGGGTACCTGTCCACCAGACGTTGTTGATAAAGTTGAGGGTACTACACTTGCTGACAAAATTTTACAGTGGACTAGTTTAGGTATATTTTTGGGTGGGTTAGGCATAGGCACAGGTACTGGTACTGGGGGACGCACAGGATATATACCCCTGGGGGGTAGGCCTAATACTGTTGTAGATGTGTCTCCTGCACGTCCACCTGTAGTTATTGAACCTGTTGGTCCTTCTGAGCCATCTATTGTGCAATTGGTGGAGGACTCAAGTGTTATAACCTCTGGAACACCAGTACCAACATTTACAGGCACCTCTGGATTTGAAATTACTTCTTCTTCTACTACTACGCCTGCGGTATTGGATATTACACCCTCCTCTGGGTCTGTACAAATAACCTCTACTAGTTATACTAACCCTGCCTTTACGGATCCTTCCTTAATTGAGGTTCCCCAAACAGGTGAAACCTCGGGTAATATATTTGTCAGTACCCCTACATCAGGTACACATGGCTATGAGGAAATACCTATGGAAGTGTTTGCCACACATGGCACAGGTACCGAACCTATTAGCAGCACACCTACACCTGGAATCAGTCGTGTGGCAGGACCACGTTTATATAGTAGAGCACATCAGCAGGTTCGTGTTAGTAATTTTGATTTTGTAACTCACCCTTCATCATTTGTAACATTTGATAATCCTGCTTTTGAGCCTGTTGATACTACATTAACATATGAAGCTGCTGACATAGCTCCAGATCCGGATTTTCTGGACATTGTTCGTTTACATAGGCCTGCCTTAACCTCGCGTAAAGGAACAGTAAGGTTTAGTAGGCTTGGCAAAAAGGCTACCATGGTTACCCGGCGTGGCACACAAATTGGAGCGCAAGTACATTATTACCATGACATTAGTAGTATTGCTCCTGCTGAAAGCATTGAATTACAGCCCCTAGTTCACGCTGAGCCCTCTGATGCTTCAGATGCATTATTTGATATATATGCTGATGTGGACAATAACACATATTTAGATACTGCATTTAATAATACAAGGGATTCGGGCACTACATATAACACAGGCTCACTACCTTCTGTGGCTTCTTCAGCATCTACTAAATATGCCAATACAACTATTCCTTTTAGTACCTCATGGAATATGCCTGTAAATACTGGTCCTGATATTGCTTTACCAAGTACTACTCCACAGTTGCCATTGGTGCCTTCTGGACCAATAGACACAACATATGCAATAACCATTCAGGGTTCCAATTATTATTTGTTGCCATTATTGTATTTTTTCCTAAAAAAACGTAAACGTATTCCCTATTTTTTTTCAGATGGCTATGTGGCGGTCTAGTGACAGCATGGTGTATTTGCCTCCACCTTCTGTGGCGAAGGTTGTCAATACTGATGATTATGTTACACGCACAGGCATATATTATTATGCTGGCAGCTCTAGATTATTAACAGTAGGACATCCATATTTTAAAGTGGGTATGAATGGTGGTCGCAAGCAGGACATTCCAAAGGTGTCTGCATATCAATATAGGGTATTTCGCGTGACATTGCCCGATCCTAATAAATTCAGTATTCCAGATGCATCCTTATATAATCCAGAAACACAACGTTTAGTATGGGCTTGTGTAGGGGTGGAGGTGGGCAGGGGCCAGCCATTGGGTGTTGGTATTAGTGGACACCCATTATATAATAGACAGGATGATACTGAAAACTCACCATTTTCATCAACCACCAATAAGGACAGTAGGGATAATGTGTCTGTGGATTATAAACAGACACAGTTGTGCATTATAGGCTGTGTTCCCGCCATTGGGGAGCACTGGGGTAAGGGAAAGGCATGCAAGCCCAATAATGTATCTACGGGGGACTGTCCTCCTTTGGAACTAGTAAACACCCCTATTGAGGATGGTGATATGATTGATACTGGCTATGGAGCTATGGACTTTGGTGCATTGCAGGAAACCAAAAGTGAGGTGCCTTTAGATATTTGTCAATCCATTTGTAAATATCCTGATTATTTGCAAATGTCTGCAGATGTGTATGGGGACAGTATGTTCTTCTGTTTACGTAGGGAACAACTGTTTGCAAGACATTTTTGGAATCGTGGTGGTATGGTGGGTGACGCCATTCCTGCCCAATTGTATATTAAGGGCACAGATATACGTGCAAACCCCGGCAGTTCTGTATACTGCCCCTCTCCCAGCGGTTCCATGGTAACCTCTGATTCCCAGTTATTTAATAAGCCTTATTGGCTACATAAGGCCCAGGGCCACAACAATGGTATATGTTGGCATAATCAATTATTTCTTACTGTTGTGGACACTACCCGTAGTACCAACTTTACATTATCTACCTCTATAGAGTCTTCCATACCTTCTACATATGATCCTTCTAAGTTTAAGGAATATACCAGGCACGTGGAGGAGTATGATTTACAATTTATATTTCAACTGTGTACTGTCACATTAACAACTGATGTTATGTCTTATATTCACACTATGAATCCCTCTATATTGGACAATTGGAATTTTGCTGTAGCTCCTCCACCATCTGCCAGTTTGGTAGACACTTACAGATACTTACAGTCTGCAGCCATTACATGTCAAAAGGATGCTCCAGCACCTGAAAAGAAAGATCCATATGACGGTCTAAAGTTTTGGAATGTTGACTTAAGGGAAAAGTTTAGTTTGGAACTTGATCAATTCCCTTTGGGACGTAAATTTTTGTTGCAGGCCAGGGTCCGCAGGCGCCCTACTATAGGTCCCCGAAAGCGGCCTGCTGCATCCACTTCCTCGTCCTCAGCTACTAAACACAAACGTAAACGTGTGTCTAAATAATGCATGTGTATGCCTTGTTATGTGTGTGTATGTTGTTTGTTTCCTTATGTGTTGAGTGTATATGTGTATGTTTGTAGGTATGTGTGTATATGTTTTTGTTAATAAAGTATGTATGACAGTTTCATGTGTGATTGCACACCCTGTGACTAACAGTGTATTTGTTTTACATATAATAGGTCTGCAACATTTCATACATAATCTATATGCCCTACCCTAAGGTGTGTTTACTACCTAATATGTAATTTTTACATTGTTGTATGCGTTTCTACATTTTATACTTCGCCATTTTGTGGCGACCGAAGTCGGTCGTGGGTTGAGCATTTTTTTTAAACTAGTGGAAACCACCTTTCTCAGCAAAAACATGTCTTTACCTTAGGTTCACCCTGCATAGTTGGCACTGGTAACAGTTTTACTGGCGCGCCTTATTACTCATCATCCTGTCCAGGTGCACTGCAACAATACTTTGGCAACATCCATATCTCCACCCTATGTAATAAAACTGCTTTTAGGCATATATTTTAGCTGTTTTTACTTGCTTAATTAAATAGTTGGCCTGTATAACTACTTTTTGATTCAGGAATGTGTCTTACAGTATAAGTTATACAAGTGACTAATGTAGCACACAATAGTTTATGCAACCGAAATAGGTTGGGCATACATACCTATACTTTTACTTATAACATTTTATAAGTATCTTGTTTAAAAAAAGGGAGTAACCGAAAACGGTCAGGACCGAAATCGGTGGATATAAAACGCAGTCACAGTTTCTGTCCATACCGATGGCGCGATTTCACAATCCTGCAGAACGGCCATACAAATTGCCAGACCTGTGCACAACGCTGGACACCACCTTGCAGGACATTACAATAGCCTGTGTCTATTGCAGACGACCACTACAGCAAACCGAGGTATATGAATTTGCATTTAGTGATTTATATGTAGTATATAGGGACGGGGAACCACTAGCTGCATGCCAATCATGTATAAAATTTTATGCTAAAATACGGGAGCTACGATATTACTCGGACTCGGTGTATGCAACTACATTAGAAAATATAACTAATACAAAGTTATATAATTTATTAATAAGGTGCATGTGTTGTCTGAAACCGCTGTGTCCAGCAGAAAAATTAAGACACCTAAATAGCAAACGAAGATTTCATAAAATAGCAGGAAGCTATACAGGACAGTGTCGACGGTGCTGGACCACAAAACGGGAGGACCGCAGACTAACACGAAGAGAAACCCAAGTATAACATCAGATATGCGTGGACCAAAGCCCACCTTGCAGGAAATTGTATTAGATTTATGTCCTTACAATGAAATACAGCCGGTTGACCTTGTATGTCACGAGCAATTAGGAGAGTCAGAGGATGAAATAGATGAACCCGACCATGCAGTTAATCACCAACATCAACTACTAGCCAGACGGGATGAACCACAGCGTCACACAATACAGTGTTCGTGTTGTAAGTGTAACAACACACTGCAGCTGGTAGTAGAAGCCTCACGGGATACTCTGCGACAACTACAGCAGCTGTTTATGGACTCACTAGGATTTGTGTGTCCGTGGTGTGCAACTGCAAACCAGTAACCTGCTATGGCCAATTGTGAAGGTACAGACGGGGATGGGTCGGGATGTAACGGATGGTTTCTAGTACAGGCAATAGTAGATAAACAAACAGGCGACACAGTGTCGGAGGATGAGGATGAAAATGCAACAGATACAGGTTCAGACTTGGCAGACTTTATTGATGATTCCACAGATATTTGTGTACAGGCAGAGCGTGAGACAGCACAGGTACTTTTACATATGCAAGAGGCCCAAAGGGATGCACAAGCAGTGCGTGCCTTAAAACGAAAGTATACAGACAGCAGTGGCGACACTAGACCGTATGGAAAAAAAGTAGGCAGGAATACCAGGGGAACACTACAGGAAATTTCATTAAATGTAAGCAGTACGCAGGCAACACAAACGGTGTATTCCGTGCCAGACAGCGGATATGGCAATATGGAAGTGGAAACAGCTGAAGTGGAGGAGGTAACTGTAGCAACTAATACAAATGGGGATGCTGAAGGGGAACATGGCGGCAGTGTACGGGAGGAGTGCAGTAGTGTGGATAGTGCTATAGATAGTGAAAACCAGGATCCCAAATCTCCAACTGCACAAATTAAATTATTGTTACAATCCAATAACAAAAAGGCTGCAATGCTAACACAATTTAAAGAAACATATGGACTATCCTTTACTGACCTGGTACGTACGTTTAAAAGTGATAAAACAACATGTACAGACTGGGTGGCAGCCATATTTGGAGTACATCCAACTATTGCAGAAGGATTTAAAACATTAATCAACAAATATGCCTTATATACACATATACAAAGCTTAGACACAAAACAAGGAGTACTAATTTTAATGCTAATAAGATATACATGTGGAAAAAATAGGGTTACTGTAGGAAAGGGATTAAGTACATTGTTACATGTTCCAGAAAGTTGTATGCTTCTGGAGCCTCCTAAACTGCGCAGCCCTGTAGCAGCACTATATTGGTATCGCACAGGTATATCCAATATTAGTGTGGTAACAGGGGATACGCCAGAATGGATACAACGATTAACTGTTATACAACATGGAATAGATGATAGTGTATTTGACCTATCGGACATGGTACAATGGGCATTTGACAATGAATATACTGATGAAAGTGACATAGCATTTAATTATGCAATGTTAGCAGATTGTAACAGTAATGCTGCAGCCTTTTTAAAAAGTAACTGCCAGGCAAAATATGTAAAAGATTGTGCAACAATGTGTAAACATTACAAGCGAGCACAAAAAAGGCAAATGTCCATGTCTCAATGGATAAAATTTAGGTGTAGTAAATGTGATGAAGGCGGGGACTGGAGACCCATAGTACAATTCTTAAGATATCAAGGAATAGAATTTATATCCTTTTTATGTGCATTAAAGGAATTTTTAAAGGGTACTCCCAAAAAAAACTGTATAGTTATATATGGACCTGCGAATACAGGAAAGTCACATTTTTGTATGAGCCTTATGCATTTTTTACAGGGCACAGTTATTTCATATGTAAACTCCACCAGCCACTTTTGGCTAGAACCACTTGCAGATGCAAAACTAGCAATGTTAGATGATGCAACCGGTACCTGCTGGTCATATTTCGATAATTATATGAGAAATGCATTAGATGGGTATGCAATAAGTTTAGATAGGAAATATAAAAGTTTACTACAAATGAAATGTCCACCATTATTAATAACCTCCAATACCAATCCTGTGGAAGACGATAGGTGGCCATATTTACGTAGTAGGCTAACAGTGTTTAAATTTCCTAATGCATTTCCATTTGACCAAAACAGGAATCCAGTGTACACAATCAATGATAAAAACTGGAAATGTTTTTTTGAAAAGACTTGGTGCAGATTAGACTTGCAGCAGGACGAGGATGAAGGAGACAATGATGAAAACACTTTCACAACGTTTAAATGTGTTACAGGACAAAATACTAGAATACTATGAACAAGACAGTAAATCAATATATGATCAAATTAATTATTGGAAATGTGTGCGAATGGAAAATGCAATATTTTATGCAGCACGAGAACGTGGCATGCATACTATTGACCACCAGGTGGTGCCAACCATAAACATTTCAAAATGTAAAGCATATCAAGCTATTGAACTGCAGATGGCACTAGAAAGTGTTGCACAAACTGAATACAATACAGAGGAGTGGACATTAAAAGACACTAGTAATGAACTGTGGCATACACAGCCAAAACAATGTTTTAAAAAACAAGGAACTACAGTGGAGGTGTGGTATGATGGGGACAAATGTAATGCTATGAACTATGTATTATGGGGTGCTATATATTATAAAAATAATATAGACATATGGTGTAAAACAGAAGGGTGTGTGGACTATTGGGGTATATATTATATGAACGAGCACCTAAAAGTATACTATGAAGTGTTTATTCAAGATGCGGAAAGGTATGGGACTAGTGGCAAATGGGAAGTGCATTATAATGGCAACATAATTCATTGTCCTGACTCTATGTGCAGTACCAGTGACGGATCGGTACCCACTACTGAACTTACTACCGAATTATCAAACACCACCGCGACCCATTCCACCGCAACAACCCCATGCACCCAAAAAACAATCCCGCCGCCGTCTCGAAAGCGACCTCGACAGTGTGCAGTCACAGAGCCCACTGAGCCCGACGGAGTGTCCCTGGACCATCTTAACAACCCACTCCACAGTAACAGTACAGGCCACAACACAAGACGGTACCTCAGTTGTGGTAACACTACGCCTATAATACATTTAAAAGGTGACAAAAATGGTTTAAAATGTTTAAGATATAGACTACAAAAATATGACACATTGTTTGAAAATATTTCATGTACCTGGCATTGGATACGGGGTAAGGGAACCAAAAACGCTGGCATATTAACTGTTACATATGCCACAGAGTCACAACGCCAAAAATTTTTGGACACTGTTAAAATACCTTCTAGTGTACATGTTTCATTGGGTTACATGACATTGTAAAGTATACTATGGATATTGTGTATGTATATTGTATGCATACTACATAGATGATATTATTGGTATTTTTGGTGTGGTTTGGTGTGTGTATATATAT